TGACTTGGAACGTAGCGAACAAACCCTTCTCACCAAAGCAGGCTCAGAGGATGCACTGGAAGCTTACGGTCTTGACCTGAGCGATCCCTTCGCCTCTCTTGGCACCATTGAAAGTTTCTTTGATGACACCCCTGTCACTGACGAGGGAACAAGCGAAGAATCAAGTTTCTTCAGCTTAAACTTAGATGATGAAGACGAGGATTACAAGTCTAAGACAGGACAAAAGATCCTTGGTGAATTTACATCTATGTTTAAAGGTCTCTGATGTCGGATAAACATAAGAAAGCTGCTAGAGCAGCAAAATCATACAAGAAAGGTCAAGAGCTAAAAGAAAGCCTGACTCCCAACAAACCCGTGCGTACTCCTGGTCATCCCACCAAGAGTCATGTGGTTCTTGCCAAAGAGGGGGATAAAGAGACGGTGATTCGTTTTGGTGAGCAAGGAGCAAAAACGGCAGGCAAACCAAAAGAAGGTGAGTCAGAGAAGATGACTAAAAAGCGCGAGTCGTTTAAAGCCCGTCACGCAAAGAACATTGCCAAAGGAAAAATGTCGGCGGCCTATTGGGCCGACCGCGAAAAATGGTAGATTGACAAAGTCACGCACTTAACCAATGCGCAAAGGCACAACTACCTTCCAGTCAGCTCCTCCCAAAAAGACAAAGCAGGGCCAGGGGAAGCACTCAAAGCCAAATCATGGCAGAAAGAAAACTCGAGGACAAGGTAGATAATTATGTATGATTGGGGGTAATAAGTGTTACCCCCATGGCTGATCTTTCGTGTGCGATTACATTAATCCGTAAATACGAAGGATTCAATGAGAAGGCATACCCCGATGACGTAACCGGGGGTGAGCCGTTCACCATAGGATTTGGCACTCAGTTCTACCCAGACGGTGCTCCAGTCAAGCAAGGACAGCGCTGCACGACACGCAAAGCACTGGAGTACTTGTTCCATGAAGTGCACGTTATTGATACAGAACTAACCAAGCTGAACCTGGGTCTTGACGGTCACATGCGTCAGGCTTTAATTTCGTTTATTCATTCGATTGGCTGGGATGCCTTCTTGTACAGCGAAGTCGTTGATCTGATTGAACAAGAAGACTTCTGTGGTGCCACGGAGGAAATGGGTCGCTGGATTTTCGATGCAGAGCACCAGGTCATTGGCGGACTACTGGATCGCCGCCGGGAAGAAATCGATCTTTTCTTGACCGAGATTGACGCCAATCCCTGGTCCTCTACCGAGATTTTGTTGACGGCGTTCCGTAATTACGCAGCTGCTGCACACCAAGTACGTGCAATCCGTACCCTGGAAGAACGTGTCAGTCCTTATGTGCTCAGTGAATTTGCCAATAGTTTCCGTATAAATAGCCCTGACTGGGACTCCGTACCCCAAGATCTTTTCGATTTTGACTTTAGTAGCTAGGCTTAGAATAATTACATCAAACGAATGCAGGGTGGAATGGAACGTTCGGTAGAACCCAGGGAGTTTGAACTTCCATTAGAACTGCAATTCTCGATGCGTAAAGCTGAGCTGAGCGCCCAAGAGATGACCTGGGAACAGCTCTACGTTGCACTTTTAAATCTGTACCACCAGCGCCTGATGGAATGGCACGCCGTTAAGGCACTGATGGCAGATGAACAAATCGATATTGATTTCGATATTCCCACCGACCTGGAATTAGTCGAACTCGCCGCCAGCTGCATTGCCGACGACGAGGACGAAGAAGACGATGATTTCCAGCCTTTCTAATCGCCTAGTTCAATAAGACGACCGAGATACCACTGTGCCTTCTTCAGTGATTCTGTCCCGCCTTTATGCTTCTCACGCCAAACATACTTGGCAATATTACCCTTCAAGTATCCACGGTATTCTTCGGCGGTTAGCTGGGCTTCGATTGCTTCAATGCATTCGATTCCGCCGTCGGTGTAATGAGACGGATGATTGACAACATCCTCCTGGATTATAGGAGGTTCTTCTTTTACTGCCCAGGGCACAGGGCAAACACCACCCGGGCAGTCGCTAATCATTTCGTCGTCTTCTACCGGCGCAAACCACGACGTTTGAGGGATTCCTCCTTCATCTCCTCCGTCGGTGCTTCCAGCTCCAGAACTACCCCCTTGGGACGAGGCGATGCTCCCATTGCCATTCCCTCTTCCATTGACGGAATGTAGCCCGTCATCCCCGGCCTTTGCATTCCTTCGATGTTCAACGGATTGCGCTCCAGACCCTGTTCGCATGCCACCAGACCCCTGTTATACATATCGTATAAGGGTACATCATTTTCTTCATTGGCGAGCGGCTGACCAAAGTCTTCCTCGGTCAAACAGCGGCTCTTAACTTCATCTTGGACAAAGCTATCTAAGAAGCCTGCAGCTTTGTGATACATGATATTTAAGGCTTTGATTTATTCCTTTTACAATAATACTATGGCAAATTTGTTCAGTCCTGAAGAAGATCCTCGGCGGTTACCTGGTACTTCAGGCGCCGAACTTACGGACTTAAATCCGGAGCAGGCTTACGACACCGACATGCGTCGTGTCGACGAAGAAGAGCGGAGTTCCGCTGAGTCAGTCAACGACAAGCAAGCCCGCGTTGCAAAGTTCATGCGAGCTGCAAAAACTGCTGGCGCCTATAAGCAAAGAGCTGGTATTGATGAGCCAACGATTCGTGGTAAAACTCCACGGAATCCAGCGACAATCGAAGGTACTGAACTTCCCAGCATGGGAGACACCATTGGGCGAGCCGGTGGTACCAACTACGCCCGTAAACCAGATTTCAACTTTGGCAAGCCTTTCGTCTAATCAAACTTGAGAGAAGACGACGTTATGAGGTTGGTCCTGATATTTCCCTTTACGATCCTGATAACTCACTTTGCAAGGGGCGCCGCGATAAAAGAGAAGTTGGGTGATGCCTTCGTTTGCATAAATACGGTTGAAGAGACCAGTACAGTTACTGATTTCCAAGGTGAGGTAACCTTCCCAGCCGCTTTCAGCTGGCGTGATGTTGACCAGGATTCCGGACCGAGCGTAAGTCGATTTACCAACGGCGACTACCGTCACGTCACGAGGCAGCTTCAACCGTTCTTGTGCTACGCCTAGGCAATAGCCGTAAGGAGGAAGCAAGAAGTATTGACCACGTTCATCCTCCTGCAGTTCAGCAGGTTTAAGGATGTCAGGGTCAAAAGCTTTTGGATCACAGTCACCGGCCTGTACTTTGCCGAAAATCAGGCATTGCTTTGCCGAAAGTCGGATGTCGTAACCGTAAGAACTGAGACCATAACTGAGAAGCCGACGGCCATCTTCTTCGCTGACCACATGATCAACAAACGGTTCAATCATCTGGACTTCTTGAGCCAGTTCTTGAATCTGCCAGTCAGCTAAAACCGTCATGCGCCCCGTTAATCGTCTTTCAGTATACGGAATTTAACAGAGAATACGGCCCTTCTCG